CGCGCCCTAAAACCGATGTTCGGGATATTACCTATCAAGAAGCGGCAGTCGCTAAACGGCTCAAGTCCCTGATCAAAGCGTATCGCTTCAAGGATGCTGTTGACCAAAAAGGCGATAGCGCGCGTATTCACTTCGGCGTTATTGCGCAAGAGGTCGTAGAGGCATTTGCCGCTGAGGGGCTTGACGCGCACAAATACGCGCTGCTCTGCCATGACGTTTGGGACGCAGAGCCGGAGCGGGTGCAAATCACTCGGATTGAGACGCGACCAGCAATTGTCGAGAGTGGCGTGGAAATTGAGGCGGCTCAATACGAAGAAGCCAAGACTGTAATCCCGGCTGTTGAGGCAGGGGACCGCTACGGCGTGCGCTATGACGAGCTGCTGGCGTTCATCATTGGCGCGCTATGAGCGTTTATGACGCCAAAATTGCGGAAATCCTGCAAGTTCAAGAGCCTGCCATTCGGCGGGCTTTTGAAAAAGCCGTGAAGGATATTCGCAGCGGTGTGCAACTAACCCGGCTATACGACGCATTGCGCGCTGGCAATGTCGAGGCGGCTGTTGCGGCTGTGGGAGTAGATAACGCGGCGTTCAATGACTTGCGCGCGGCGGTGTTGGATACTTACGGCAAGGCAGGCGTTGAAACGATCAACGGGCATCAGTGGGTATATCCAGACGGCACACGGGCGCTAGTGCGGTGGAATATGGCAAACCCGCGCGCTGAGGAATTTGCGCGACAGATCGGCACAGGACTGATTACTAACACCACCGCAGACATGCAAGCTGCGGTTCGTGATATTATCGCGGATGGCTATGCGTTTGGGCGCAAGTGGGATGACATTGCACGGGATATTGTCGGGCGTGTAGGTCCAAGCGGGCAACGTTCTGGCGGTGTTGTGGGGTTGTCTCGGCAGCAAACGCAATGGCTGATTAACCTGCGCCGCAAGCTGGCAGACGGCGACTATCGCGGCGTTTTGGATATGTCGCTGTTGAAAGATAAGCGGTTGCGCGCCATGGTGGAGAAAGCCATGAAGGATGGGCGCGCGTTGTCGGCGGCGCAAATGGCGCGGATTGTGCAAAATTACGAACGTAACGCGCTTATGAGCAGGGGCTTAACCATTGCTCGCACTGAGACGTTGAAAGCTATCGAGGAAGGCAAATACGAGGCTTGGAAACAGGGCCTAGAGAAAACGGGCGTTCCTGAGCAATTCATCATCCGCGAATGGCGACATACGGGCCGCGCTGTGCGAGATCGGCCATGGCATCAGGCTTTCCATGGGGCGCAGGTTAGGGGAATGCAGGTTCCGTTTATCCTGCCAAGTGGCGCTGCAATGATGCACCCGCACGATAGCAGCTATGGCGCGGGTGCTAGGGAAATCATCAATTGCATGTGTCAAGCGAGATATTCGATTGACCGCAAAGGATTGAAGGCATGGCGCGGATAAGATCGGGCAACCTTGGCATTAGTCGCGGGTTCTCTAGCGCCGTGAACAAATGGACAAAAGAGACAATTCAACGCAGCGAGGAAGCCTTCCAGATGGGGGCTTTGGATTTGTTTATCGCGCTACGTGATGCAACGCCAATTGATACGGGATTTTTGCGGTCAAGTCTAAAGGTTGGTATCAATGGCGCATTGCCATCTGGCGCGCCTAATGCCTATGGGTCGGTTAGCAATGACACTGAGGCGCTAGGTGTTATCGCCCAGTTGAAACTAGGCGATAAGGTGACGATGGGTTACTCGAGTAGTTATGCAATGCGCGTTAACTATGGCTTCACTGGCTATGACAGTTTAGGTCGCTATTACAACCAAGCCGGACGCTTTTGGGTTGAGGCAATTAGCGCGCAATATATCAGTATAATGAGGCGCGCCGCATCGCGCTTGCGCTCTTCTACCGCTATGTGATTGGTCTGCGCGGCAGGATTTGAACCTGCGATCTCCTCACTCCAAATGAGGCAGCTTAAACCAGACTTGCCTACGCGCAGTAATTGGAGTTGCCCGGCCAACTCCGTATGCTTATTTAACTCCGGCGCATCGGTCAATCCTTGTAAGGATCGAATTCGTTTGGACCTGCCATAATAACGCCAAACGGGCGCAAAGTGTGGCATACTTCAATAGTTTCTTTATGACATTCAAGAACATCTGTCAAGCGGCGGTATGCTTGCGGGCTTTCATCAAGATCAGCGCCGATGACAGTAACTCCGAAATCAGAAATCCACTTGTGCCATTCATCGCGCGAGACCTTTCCTTCACGGATAACTTCACCTGTCTTTTTGTGAACCTTTCCTCGCGCATCAGTGCGGCTCATAACTCGACCAGCGCCATGCACAGTTGAATACATCGCATTGCGTGATAGCTCGCAATCAACACCTTTTAGGATCACAGCACAATCACCCATACTGCCACCAACAAAGCCATATTGGCCCGGAAAAGCAGGAGTTGCACCTTTGCGCACAACCCACATATCTTGTCCGAAATGGTTTTCATGCCATGCGAAATTGTGATGATTGTGAACGGAAAACTCAACATTGCCGCCAATGATTTGGCGGACCTTGTCAACTACCCACTCACGGCCAGCATAAGCATATTCACCACCAAGTGCCATTCCAGCCAAGTATTCGTCGGCAAGACTTGTGCCTAGCTCAATCAGTGCCGGGTCAGCATCCATTGCATCTTTTGCGCCAATAATTCCTAGCGCGCGTGTTGTGATCTTATGGCCAAGTCCGCGCGACCCGAAGTGAACGCCGATCCAGACATTTCCGGTTTCATCTTCCAACAAGTCAACATAATGGTTACCGCTACCAACAGTCCCAAGCTGATCTTGGGCAAGCTGTTTCATGCTGCTTACATTTGCGGCATTCCAAAGGTCGCTCTCGAATAGCGCGTGATCTACTTTTTCCTCATTCTTGCGGCCAACTCCGAACGACACTACCTTAGCAATATCATTTAGGATTGTCATTGTGTCACTTGCAATGTCTTTGCGCTTTGCGTCAAGTTTCACTGCCATATTGCCGCAAGCAATATCAAACCCAACACCGCTTACACTGATATGATCAGTGTAACCTACCACGCCGCCGATAGGGTGGGCGTAACCATAGTGGCCATCTGCGCACAAGACGCCGCCAGCCGCACTACCGAAAGTGCGAGCCTTGTTGAATTGCGCAATAGTGTTTTCGTCGTGTTCACCAAAGATCACCTAACCCTCCATTGGTTGCCTTGCTATCCATGGCACACCTTGCTTTGCCTTGTCAAGCGGTTTATTGTATGCTGCGGCCATGACCCAGATCACACGCATTGACGGCAAAATCTTTCTTGCGCTCCGCAATCACCTAGATGGTTGGACGGAGTGCCCGGTTTACTACTCGCCAGACGCGCCGCAATCGCCAGATGTGAGCGAGCCATACTTGGTTGTAACTGATATGCGGATGGATGCAGATGCGCGCTTCGCTGGTAATGATGATCCAGACGAATATCGCGGGGTTTTGAACATTGCGGTCATGGCACCTATGGGGTGGTCGTATGGGCAGGGTGCTGGCCTTGCGTCTGACGTGTGCGACTTCTTCACCAAAGGGCTGGCGCTGACTTATGACGACTGCGTTGTAAAAGTAATGGCGCGCCCTAAGATCATGGGCGCGCCTTATCAAGATGCTGGCCGGATGCGGTTTCCGGTGAATGTTAGGTGGCGCGCGTCAGGTTGATGGTGGTGGCGGCAGGGGTTGCCAGTGGGTTGGGTTATATTCTCCAATATAGCCTTCTAAGACAACCCAACTAGCGTCACACCCGCCGTTGTCGTTATCCCATACTGCTGACATGACTTTCCTGCCAAAAGGCGCACTTGGCACAAACAATAGCACCTCGCTACCATCCTTCGGCGCGGTCTCAATCGGTTGCCATTCCATCAGTGCATGTTCTCCGGCTCATCCACGTTATGCGGCACTAGGTCGTTTTGCTCCATGGTTCGCATGAGCATGGCAAACTTGAACGCCTTTTCATGCTTGCCTAGGATTAGCGCCGCGCTAAACGCTTCCTCCAATTCCTCATATAGCGTTGCCAGTGCTTGATCGCTGATATTGTTCAACGGTCCATTTCCTCATCAAGTTTCCATGCGACATACACAAAGCCAGCAAACGCGGCGATGATGACGGCGGCTGCGATGTATGAGATCATTGATTAGTCTCCTCAAGTGCCTCTGCGATTTTGGTTAGTGTTGCGATTGCTGCGCGGAGTTGGGTCGGGTCTGCAACTGTATCGCTTGGAAACCCAAGAAAAACTCCACGGCCAGCAGCGGAATGGACAGTAACAAATCCATACGTCCCCGGCACAATTTCCTTGCGCGTTACTGTGCGGACTGGCGATGATGGCTCTTGCGCGGCGGGTTCGTCGGGCCACTCTGCGATAATGTCCAAATTGTCATGATTACCTGAAATCAAGTATTCACCATTTGACATATATGAATATCCATCTTGATCTAAGAATGGGTGAGTTTTATAGTAATCTGTA